TAAAAGGTACAACAATTACTTCACTAAGCCAAGCTGTACCAGCAAAGCCTTGTTCAACCATTAATATAACTGTTAAAATTACCATCCATGCAACTGTGTTTTTAAGTACACTTAGTGCTTTACGTGTTTGAAATCCTTCTCTTCTAGTACCAGCAATCATACCAAAGATACCATCTAAAAACATAACCCCCACTATTGCTAAATACTGATCAGAATTAGCCATAGTTAGTTCCATAAAGTAGGAACACATAAAGGTGATACCGGCGGAAAGTGAAGTAATAGCCAATAGTGGGAGGTTAAGTTTCATAGTTGGTTTATTTTACGTATTCGTAGTACTTTTTAGTTTTAGCGTTTCTATCTTCTAAACCGTGAGTACCACCATTAATACGCTTTGTAAGTTCTAGAATTGCAGCGTCGTTGATACCCTTATCGCAGATAGTCCACAACTTATTTCTTTCAAAGAAGAACATAGCTGATTCAAAAGCATACTTGGTAGCAACTAAATCTGGGTTTTTTAAAACTTCATCATTGCCTAAATACTTAGCAAATGCTTCGTAGTTAGCTTTACCTGTTAATTGAAGAGCTCCTCTACCTCTGTACTTCCAGCCATCGCCTGAAGCTTCGTTTCCGTTGCCCATTCTGTCAGCGTAAACTCTGTTAGCGATCTTTTCTGGCTGACGAGCGTAAGACTCTTCAAGTGTGCCTGGGAAGTATTTTCCAAAGATACCTTGTAGACCTTGAGCTGAGTAATTTAAATTTTCTGAGAAGGCTTTAAAACCGCCTGTCTCGTGAGCTGTTTGAGCAAAGAAGTGAGCTGCTCTTATCGGAGTAAGTTTATAAAACTCCATTGCCTTTTTCATTGTACCTGGACCAAAAGCACCGTCTGCGGTTACTCCGATCTTCTCTTGTAAACTTTTTAAACTCATTATTCTTCTGTTTTATCTTTTTTACCAAAAATCTTACCTGCCTCAGCGATACCGAATGAACCAAGTACGATTATTACAAACGAATTAAAAATTGTATCACTAATTACAAGTTGTTGACCCATAATACCTGTAGCAACGTCAGCTAAAGCTGCGATGCTCATTACTGAGAATGACATAAAACCAACGATTGTTTTTTCGTTGTAGTCGTTTTTGTCTTTAAAAATGTCCTTAAACGCCATAATTTAAATTTAAAAGGTTAATTTAATACAACTATTAATTAAAAACATTTACAATAAATATTACTTACTAAATCTGAAAGCGAGACCAGCGTAAGTATATTGTATAATATCAGGATTTCCTTTATCGTAAGAAGCCCAAGCATCTAAATCATCTGTTGAATAAACACTTACTTTAGTACCACCAAATGCTTTTACTGATTTAGTAAGATTAACATAAATTTCCCCTCCTAAAGTAGTATAAGTCGCCCAAACACCACCAGCACTATTTATTTCCATTAAAGGATATTGTGGATTACTTGCTGAGGTTAAATAACGATGAGCATGAACAAATCCATTACCTCCATAAATTGTAATTCCACCATCTTTTCCAGTTACAAAATTATAAGCTAAAACTAATTCAGCTGAATAAAGGGTAGCTCCAAATTTTTGAGTGCCTTCTACTGGGGTAGTTCTGATACCTCGAATAGTACCTTGTGTTAATACACCTCTAGCTTCCCAATGTTTGTCAGGAGCATATGTTAGGGATTGAGTACTACCTTCTATAGCATCAATAGATTCACTTCTTAAATCACTATAAGAATTTAAAGAACCTCTAGAAAAACTCATACCCCATCTTGATAAACCTTTAACAGGAGGTAAACTAGGTACAGGTATTTCTTTAACTATAGTATCAACTCTAGTAATTGGTTTTTGATTTTTAATAATTGAATCTAACTCAGTTACTTTAGCACTTTGTTTAGCTGCATATTCACCTAAATAGAAAAAATTAGAATCTAAATTACCATACTGAGTTTTTATAGAATCTAATTCAATTTTAGATTCATTAAGCTTAGTTTTTTGTTTAGCAATAGTTTGATTAAGATAAACAGCCTGTGACTTAAGCATAGTCACAGTTGTATCTTTACCTTTAACTAATTCGTAAGGGTACCTAGTTTGAGCCGTCAGATTCGAGTTCAAAAGGAGTAGCAGCAACAGGGGCAGAATCGATAATAGCCTTGACTTCATTTAGTTGAGTTGTTAAAATTAGTTTTTCTTCTTGTAACGTCTGGATTGACTCCTTCATTCCAACAACTTTATCTGTAGTAGACTTATCTATAGCCTTAGCCATTTTAGTGGCTTGTTTCATTTGTTCCTGTGATTTTTGAAGTAGGAACTCAACTTCATCAACTTTAGGCTCTTTTGGTTTTTGAGCCGTAACTGAAATTATAGTAGTAGTTAAAGCTATAGCTGCTACTCCTATAATGTAAGTTTTCTTTATATCCATTATCTCATGATTTGCATCATTTCAACTTTGCTAATCATGTAACCTAGTGTAGAATCACTTCTACGGACGTGTTCAGTTAATAACTCAATTTTTTGGTCTTGAGTCGCTACTCGCTCATCGTACTTGCCAATCAAATCAGAATTACTTAACTTGATGTCAACGTATAAATAACCTATCGCAACAATTACTAAAAACAGTAGACCTTTGGTAGGATCTTTTGAAAATTGCTCAAAAGTGATAGGCAGTTTCATAATTTATAAATTTGGGTTTATTATAAATACAAAAAGAGAGCATTAGATGCTCTCTCTGTTTTCCGTAAAGAATACTAAAAATTCTTAGGAATTGGCTTTACGGCCTCTTTTTTTTGGCTTAACTTCTTCAACTACGTCAGAAGCCTCATCTACTACATTTTCAATAGCTGCTTTAACCTCAGATACTTCTTTAGTTATTTTAGCTACTTTAGCTTCAACTTGCTCATCAATTGTAGTTTGACTTAGTAACCAAGCCCAAAGTTTTTTTAAAAATTCCATTACTTTAATTTTAATGTTTATGGTAATAAATATTACTAGCCGTCACAAGAAACGCAATCTACAGTACGAGATCCAAGATCTCCTTTAATTACTGAGTCTGTACGCAAATAATACAATGTCTTAATTCCTAATTTCCAAGCCTCCATATGCACCTGATTAATCCATCTTGGTGAATCAGTTGGGTCAAATGATAAGTTAAGTGATTGAGTTTGGTCAAGATATTTTTGACGAATAGCAGCTTGTTGAACTAGAGCTAACTGATTGATTTCTGGGAAAGTTAAGAATACTTCCTTTTCATCTTCAGTTAAAATTTCATGAGACAAATTCTGTACTGAACCATTGTCAGCTAGAATTTGATCCCATACTTTACTTGTGTTATGTCCTTTTTTCTCTAGTACTGCTTCTAGTTCTGGATTTTTAACAATAAATGTTCCTTTAGCACCATTAAACACATAAACGTTTGCTGGTTGAGGTTCAATACCTGCTGAACATGAATTGATACGTGAGTTAGAAACTGTAGGAGCAATTGCTAACAAGTGTGTATTACGCATTCCAGTACCTTTACACCAAGTTGGTTCACCATATTCAACAGCCATTTTACGTGAAGCAGCTTCTGCTTGTGTTTTGATTTGGCTAAAAATAGTATGAGTCCAAGCTGTTGAAGCAATTGAGTTGAATGGTAAATTCTTTTGTTGTAAGAAAGTATGCCAACCCATTACTCCTAAACCTAATGCTCTACCTTTTTTAGCGTGACGATGAGAACGAATCATTGATTCTTTACCATTTGTCTTTTGGATAAATTCTTCCATCACACCATCAAGGAAATAGATAGCCATTTCAACTACATCTGTATCTTTCCATTCATCATACTTAGCTAGGTTAAGTGAAGACAAACAACAGATAAATGAATGTTCCTCGTCTGTATGAAGTGTGATTTCAGTACAGATATTAGTCATTGAAACATCTAGGTTATTCATACGATATGCTAGTGGATTGTCTTTGTTGACATTGTCCTTAAACATGATGTATGGTTCTCCGGTTTCAACACGTGATTTAAGTATCTCAAGCCACAATGACATAGCCTCGCTGTCTCGGTCATTTAAGCGCTTCATAAACGCATCATCTACAACTACACACTGGTGTAGGTTAAGACATTGACGGTTTGGATCTCCTTTAGGTCTACGAATCTGAAGGAACTCATTAATATCAAGGTGATTGATATCTAGGTTTACGGATGCAGCTCCTCGTCTAACAGAACCTTGGTTAGTGGCAATGATAGTGGAGTCATAGATTTTAGCCCATGGTACAACGCCTTCGGACTTTCCATTTCCTGTGATATGAGCACCTCTTGGTCGAATGCGGCTAAGCGAGATTCCAACTCCTCCGCCGTAGGAAGTAAGGCGCATAAGTTCAGCGTTAGTAAGTCCAATTCCGCGGATACTGTCTGGGGTATCGATTCCAAAACAAGATATAGGCAAACCGCGATCGGTACCGGTGTTACTGAGAACAGGAGAAGCCAATCCAATCCATCCATTCCAAATATATTTAAAGAATTTATTTTCTAAGTCAGGTCTATTTAGACGCATTGCAACTGCGTGAGCAACTCGTCTGTATGCTTTTTTAGGTGTTTCACCTGGGAGCAAATAACCCTTTGAGATAGTGCTAACTGCTACCTCATCCATGTACTCGGGATAGTCTTTACCACGTTCCCAAGTTGTAAAATCAGCTACTAAATTATTATCCATTTTATTTTATTACATTTCTACAGTTACACTTATACTCTTCTAAATTCGAGGATGATGGTGCTACATTCCTAAAATAATAACATTCTCTGCGATTGCCAACTTTAAGTTCTTTATAGTAACCTAAAGGAATAGAGGCACCAGTTGTTAATCTAATAGGTGAAGTAGGATATTCAACTCTAATGAATACTCTTACTTCATCCTTTATTGCTAATTCTCGTTCTTTTATCTCTAGTTGTTTCCAAACTCCACGATTCAAACTTTGTTGTTGAAGGCTAGAATTGACATAAGTAAAAGTAGAGAATAGCATATCGCGGTTACAATTAAAAGATGCCGCGGGGGCCATATGTCCTTTGTCCCATTCGTTTGCTTCATAATCTTTATTATCTGATGTTTTAATTCCTTTTTCGGTATAAAAATCCATTCCTGCTCTAGAGGCTGTACCTGTTGGGCAAGCTACTTTATAAAAAACTGAACGAGGTCCTTCAAGTACTTCAGAATAGTTAATTATAAAATAAGGGTTAGTGTAGTAAACGCTATCTCTAAGTTGTGCAAGTAGAACAACTGGGAATAAAAATAAAAATAAAAAATAGTTTTTCATTTTAATGATATTGTATTGTTTCGAAAAATGCTCTAACTAGTTTTTTAAAAAATGCTTTCATCCCAAGTCATGTGTCCTTTAGAGTAATTAGTTACTCGGTTAGCAAAAAAGTCAGTGTGTTGTTTTCCAGCTGAAAGAGCATCAAACCACTTCATACGTTCTACAGCTGTCATATCAATATTGGTAACAATTGGATTGTAACCAAGGTCACCTAATTTTGTGTTAACTCGGTTTTTGATAAAGTTTTGTAGATCGTATTTTGAACATCCTTCCAAATCACCTAACTCATATACTTTATCAATAAAGTCAAGTTCAAGTTTAAGAGATAATAAAGCGGCTTCATTAATTGCAGCCTCTAGCTCTTTTGTTTTAAGGAACGGATTTTCTTTAGTAAGGGTTCTAAATAACCAACATCCTGCTTCTGAGTGCATCGACTCGTCTCTAATAGACCATTCAACAATTTGACCCACTCCCTTAAGCTTGTTTCGCATTTTGAAAGAGAGTAGTACGGCGAATGAAGAGAATAAGTTAACGCCCT